TCAATTTCTGAAGGCATCCATAAAAATAACCACACCCTTCGGTGTGGTTATTTTTATGGTGGACTCTGACCCCTCAAATCCGAACCCCTTCTCACCGGAAGGGGCTATACGAAAAGTCTTGCTCTTGCAGGAGGTCAGGTTGTATGCCGTGGTAATACGGAAACCGTCAGGCTCGTCCCATACCGTGACCGAGTTTATCATAAGGTCTATGATAATGCGCCGGTATCGTTCATCTTCAATGCGGCCTCCCTTGAACTCGGTCAGCCAGTAAACAATCTGGCTCCGTTCAATTTTACAGACATACTTCTCTTCTTCGGCCAGAAGCCGGAGAAGATTTTTCTTTTCCTTTTCCAACTCTACAAGGCGGTTCATGAGAGCGTCAGAGGCAATACCCTTTTCGATAGCCTTTGTGATATTGGTAATGCCACTCTCGGTTTCTTTCATCCGGTCTGTAAGTTCAGGAATACGGGTATTTTCTCGCAAGTCCTGTTCCGTTTGAGAGATCGCCATATCTGCAAGCTCTTGAATTGTATCATCGGTCAACAGCTCCATAGCGTCCTGCGCCACGATATACTCTATCCAATCTTTCTTTAAGGGCTTTTTATCACAAGCGTGTTTCCGCTTCCTGGTGTAACAGGTGTAGTAGTTGTGGATGGCTCCGGTCTTGCTGGTGCCGCTTTCCCCGTTCATAGAGCCTCCACAATGGCCGCAGAAGAGCTTTCCCGCCAGGAGGTAATCTACCTTGGCCTTGCCCCTTGCCGGGGCTTCTGCGTTCTTAGAGAGCCTATGGCCAACCGTTTCAAACAGTTCCTTGTCAATGATAGCGGGAACCCCACCTTCAACCTCTATGTCCTTGTAGGTATATACCCCGATATACCGCTTATTGCGGAACATAGACTTGAAGCTGTTCCGGTTAAACTCTACGCCCTTGGCTGTACGGTAGCCCTTTGTGTTGAATATACGGCAAATGTCGGCCACGGTTTCCCCGTTGGCATAGAGTTCAAAAGCCTCTTGGACGATATGAGCGGTTGCCGGATTGATGACCAGTTTGTGATCTTCAATTTTATAACCGAGAGGGACATGACCCCCTATGCTGTGGCATTTCAAGGCGGACTCCCTCATGCCCCTGGTAATTTTCTGTGAGAGGTCAGCGGAATAAAATTCGGCCATGCCCTCTAACACAGCTTCAAGGATAATACCCTCTGGTTTCTCGGAAATGTTTTCGGTGGCAGAGATGACCTTCACGCCGTTCTTCCTGAGCCTGAATTTGAAGAGTGCGCTGTCTGTCCGGTTCCGGGCAAAGCGGTCGAGCTTCCAAACAACCACATACTCCCAGGGTTTTTTCTCGCTGTCCCGTATCATCTCCTGGAAGTGAACTCGCTTCTCTACATCTTTCCGGGCGGTGGTAGCTCGGTCTACATAGATGGCGGTAATGCGGTAGCTATTCAGTTTGCAAAAGGTTCGGCAATCACGGAGCTGCCCTTCAATGGATTGTTCCCGTTGCCGTTCAGAGCTGAACCGGAGATATAAACATACATCGGTGTCCCCTTCAAAAAGTGTGGAAGGGTCTTGCCGGAACTGGTCTATCTCTTCTTCGGTCAGCATGGAGAGGTCAATGGGAAATTTCGTGATTTTCATAGCGTCTTTCTCCATTCAGATAGGTCGATGATCTTAGCCGATAGCAGAGTCTTTCGTTGGATTTGTTTTTTCTTTTTGTGTTCGGTCATATTCATTCATGGCTAATTGGATTATGCGCAGTTGACCAGGTGCATCACAGTTTTCAAAGAAGAATAAAAGAGTCTGACAAAATTCAGGAATATTGATGTTTTCACCATCAAGCGGCTTTTTCCGTAAGTCCGTAGCAATTTCCGGGAATAAACGCTCTTTCAAAGTTATGTCGGGGTCATCGGTTTCACCCTTTAGGTATGCTATTGATACATTGAAATACTCAGCAATCTTCAATAGGGTAGTATTGCGAGGTAAAGAATTTTCAGTCCATTTGCTATATGCACTGTTTGATAAACCAATAGCTTCACATACCGCTGCTGGGGAAATTTTGCGTTCATTACATAATTGCTCAAATCTCGTTTTGAACATACTGTGTTCCTCCGTAAAAGCCTCTTATATAAAATACGAAAACTACGAAATTGACTATTGACAAAGTACGATAACTACGATATACTCATATCAACAACGAAAGTTATAAAACAGGCAACAACAATCCGAGGGGTCAAATCTCTTTCTTTGAAAAGAAATTCGGCTCCTATGTCAAACGGAAATCTCTAATGCTTATTGTTTTGTGGCAAGTTCAGTATAGCATAAGAGAGTTTCCCTTGCAAGGATAATTTATAACTTTTGTTGTAAATCGAAGAAAGGAGGTCGCATGATGGCGGGAAACCCTACACCCCGTCCGTATTGGACACCTGATGCGCCTGTTATCCGGTTGACGGAGCAGGAGCGCACGAGTTACCGTGAGCAGATCAGGGAGCTTGTCACCGGCGCAAGCCTGACTTTCACCTGGCTTATCCGGCAGCTATCCGATGAAGGGTTGATGACCGACAAGTACGAAATGTCCGCAACGCTCTCCGGTGTTCGTACCGGGGATAAAGCAGACGAAATCCTTCGCCGTTCCCTTGACATTCTTCATCAGTATCAAATGCGGATGGGGTCATGCGGAGAGCCGTGAGTGCCTTTGTGCCGGAAGTTCAAGCTCAGGCCAAAGCCGCAAGCCTGTTGTTGCTTCAAATTGTGCGGGAATATTTCAAAGACCCCGTACACAGAGCCGAGTTTGAAGACTGGTACAGAAAGAAGACCGGAGAAGAGTATGTGTGGAAGAAGGTGACAGATGAATGAAGCGGATATTTGGAACCCTGGCATTTCTCTCCTTTTTCTGGCTCCTTGGAACGGTTGCTGCTGTTGAGCAGGATATGATGGCTCTCAGCACCGGTACGCTTCACATGGCCGTTGCTTTGGCCCTCTTCTATGTCTTCTGCAAACTGGCCGGAGCGTTTTATCCTCCGCAGAAAAGGAAAAGCCGCAGACGGGAGTGCAGTCCCATCCACGGCAAGCGTAAAAGCTCAATCTGATTATACCAGACATTTTGAAAATTGAAAAGGAGATTTTCACATGAACAAGAATGTATTCTCTCAGCTTGCGGCTGAGTTCGAGAAGATGGAAAAGACCATTGAGTTTCAGAGCAAGATCATCAAGGCTGCTACCGCTCACAAATCGGCCTGTCCTTGTGGTTTCGACCAGTCTGCATTTGAACTGCCGAAGTTGAAGCTGGACGATTGCTCCTGGGCCGAGATCGCTATGTATGCTCAGTCCGGTATGGCTGATAAGGTGTTTGCCCTGGGCGATACCAAGAAATTTACTCTGACTGACGGAACGACCATCTCTGCCCGTATCATCGGTTTCAATCATGATAAAGACAGAGAAAACAATATCCTTCCCATCACCTTTGAAACGGTGGAAACGCTCAATGAGGATTTCCAGATGAACCCTGAGTACACCAATAAAGGCGGTTGGCAGAACTCCCAGCTTCGCAAGATTTTGAACAATTCCGTCATTGAAATGCTTCCTTCTGATCTGTGGAGTGTCATCAAGCCTTGTTTGAAGAAGACCAGTTTGGGAGGCAACAGTGAGAAGACCGGCCTGACTTCTGACCCTCTGTTCATCCTGTCTGAGCAGGAAATCTTTGGGCGTAAGATTTATTCCCATGGCGGCGAGGGCCGGTGGTATGACTGGTATCGTCAGGAGAATACCGAGTACGGGAAGTGCAAGCAGAATGGTGAGCGGGATTGGCGGTGGGAGCGGTCGCCTTTTTCCGGCGACACCAACTATTTCTGCAGTGTGTACAGTTCGGGCAACGCCAACAATAACGGCGCCAACGCCGGTGGTGGCGTGTCCTTCGGCTTCTGCGTTTAATCCGTAATCCAAAACAATCCCGCCCCGTAAGGGGCGGAGAAAGGAGAACCATGGATTATATTTTGAAAATTTCATGGTATAGCGGAGGCTGCGAGGTACTTGCCGATGAATTTTTCCCGACCACGATGGAGAAAACCAAAAAGCTCTTCAAGCTCTTAGTTGTTGACCCTGATTGCAATGACGGCAAAGTAAGAGAACTTTTGGATTACTTCAAGGAGCGTAAAGTTCGGGAAGTTAAAAAGGCGGAAGAAGCTCGAAGCATGGCCCAGGGGCTTATGCAGGAGGCGGAAAGTATTAAGGCAAGGTGTTCTCGCAATTCCGACAAATACCGGGAATATATGAGGCTTCGTGACCAGGCTTTGGAATTGGGCCGGAGTTCTAAAAACCACTTGAACGCCGCTCACTATTGTGTCAGGGCATACGCACTCCTACGGGATATGTGGGGAGGGGATTTGGTTTGACGAACATCAACCGTAAGACCGGAACCTCCTTTGAGCAACAGCTTTGTATCAGCCTTTCCGGGTACGGGTTCTGGGCGCACAACCTCGCTCAGAAGAGACAGGGCCAGCCCTTTGATGTGATTGCGGCCCGAAACGGCAAGAGCTATCCCATTGACTGCAAAGTGTGTGAGAAAGACATTTTCCCCTTGGAGAGGGTCGAGGAAAACCAGTATTCCGCAATGACCCTCTGGCGGCAGACCGGGAACGGCGAGGGCTGGTTCGCCCTGAGAATGACCACCGGTGAGGTGTGGTTCATCTCTCTTGAAACCATGGAAAGGGCCATGCTTACCCGGAGATCGCTGTACTGGTCAGAAATCAGACAGTTCGGAATTACACTGGAAGAGTGGGTGTCGAAATGCGGATGACCGTTTCTAACCAGCTCAGAATTGAGAACCCCACTTCTGACCTGTTGGCATGGTGCAAGAAAAACTTGGTGTTGGCAAATCCCGATTACACCAAAAAGGCCCGTATGAACCTGTGGCTTGGCAACACTCCGCAGAAATTGTACCTCATGCAATGGGATGGAGATACGCTGGTGCTTCCCTATGGCTGTTTCAATGATGTTCTCCGGCTGGCCCCGTTCACCGATGTGTCTATGGCTTTTGCTCCGCAGTCCCCGATTGATTTCCGGTGCAATATTCCCCTCTATGAGTATCAGGAACAGGCGAAAGCCGCTCTGGTGGAGAGTGGGAAAGGAATTTTGCAGAGTGCAGCTGGCTCAGGGAAAACCCAGATTGGAATTGCCTTGGCTTGTGAGATAGGCGAAAAAACGCTGTGGCTGACCCATACAAGGGACTTGCTTCTGCAAAGTAAAAACCGGGCTGAGATGTATATGAACCCTGACCTGACCGGCACGATCACTGAGGGAAGAGTCCACATTGGCAGGGGTATCACCTTCGCTACGGTTCAGACCATGTGCAATCTTGACCTTGACCGGTATAGGGACACTTGGGGCTGTGTTATCGTGGACGAGTGCCACCGGGTAGCCGGTACACCTACCGCAGTCACGCAGTTCTCCAAGGTATTGAATGCTCTGGCCGCACGGCATAAATATGGCCTCTCTGCAACGGTTCACCGGGCAGATGGTATGATCGCAGCTACCTATGCCTTACTTGGAAAGATAGCCTATCAGGTGCCGGACGAGTCCGTAGCGGACAAGATCATGACAGTTGACATTCTTCCCCGGTACACGCAAATTGGCCTGAGCAAAGAGTTCCTTGATACGGACGGCACAATCATCTATGCGAAACTGGTAAATTATTTGGCTGAGGATTTTCGCCGGAACGGGCAAATTGTCTGTGATCTGGTGACTAATGGCAGTCACTACAATCTCATTCTCTCCGATAGGCTCTCTCACTTGGAATATCTCATGAAGCATTTACCAAAAGAACTGAGAGATAAGTCAGTCATGGTAGATGGGAAGATGACTTCCAAAAAGGGTAAAGCTCAAAGAGAAAAAGCCATTGAGGATATGAGAGCCGGTAAGAAACACTTCCTTTTCGCCACCTATGCTTTGGCAAAAGAGGGGTTGGACATTCCACGGCTTGACCGGCTCTATTTAGTGACTCCCCAAAAGGATTATGCCGTGATCGCTCAGAGTGTAGGCCGGGTTGCCCGTACCTTTGAAGGAAAGGTGACACCTGTTGTCTATGATTATGTGGACAACGGCATTCAGTATCTCGTCCGCAGCTTCAAGAAACGCTGTACCACTTACCGAAAGTTGAGGTGTAGGCTCGTTGAGTAAAATAATCGCCGTCCCTCTTGAATTGAAGGAAGCGAATGCGTTTGTTGATCGTCTTCATCGTCATCATGATCCGGTTTATCGTGATAAATTTAGAGTCGGAGCATGGAAAGACGGTAAATTGGTTGGTATTGTTCAAATTGGCCGCCCCGTTTCCCGTATGTTAGACGATGGTAAAACCGTAGAAGTCACAAGACTTTGTTCAGACGGAACGGAGAATGTGTGTTCGTTTTTATACGGGAAAGCGGCCAAAATTGCCCGTGAAATGGGTTATAGAAAGATCATAACCTATATTTTGCAAACAGAACCCGGAACTTCCTTAAAAGCGGCAGGATGGTTCAAGGAAGTTGAAAAATGCGGAGGTGGGAATTGGGACACGCCGAGTCGAAGAAGAACTACTACGGCACCGACCATGCCGAAGCAGAGATGGTGCAAAGTTTTGAACGGAGGTGCCTGTGTGAAAGATGATTGATGATCGCTATATTTTTGACTGTGAGGTTTTCGCTTTTGATTGGCTCTTTGTCTTCAAGCATAAGACCACGAAAGAGTACACGGTCATCCACAATGACAATGAGGCTGTACGCCAGTTCATGGAGCAAGAACCCCTTCTGGGAGGCTTCAATAATAAGCACTATGACCAGTTCATTTTGAAAGCCGTCCTCTGTGATTATACCCCGGAACAGGTCAAAGCAGTCAATGATTTTATCATCGTACAGGGGCATGAGGGGTGGGAACACCCTGATCTCCGTGAGAGCCGGGTCTATTTTGACCAATATGACCTCATGGGCGATTGCCAGATGGGTCTATCCCTAAAAGCCATTGAAGCACACTTAGGGATGGACATTCGAGAAACAACGGTAAGTTTTAACATCAACCGGCCTCTCACTCAGCAGGAACTTGATGAAGTCATTTTTTACTGCAAGCACGATGTAGACGCAACTGACCAGTTGGACGATCTGCGGCAGGGTTATCTTTCCAGCAAACTTACTCTGGGGAAAGAAAAGGGAATTTACCCAGCAAAGGCCCTCTATATGACCAATGCCAAGTTGACCGCAGCTTACCTTGACGCAGAACCGAAGCCTCACTATGACGAGCGTGAGTACCAGTACCCACCGGCTCTGTTGAAGCAGTATATCCCGCAAAAGGTGTTTGACTTCTTTGACCGGCTGAAAGACATGAGCATTCCCAATGAGGTAGTGTTCAAGGAAAAGTTGAAGATCACCGTGGGAGATTGCCCTTGCACGATTGCCTACGGAGGTATTCACGGCGCAATTCCCTGTTACCGGGAAGAAGCCACGAAAACTCGCTCCATTCGGAATAAAGATGTTGCCAGTTACTACCCTCACCAGATGATCTTGAATGGGTATTGTAGCCGGAACATTCCCTCTCCCGATGTGTATGCCGCCACCATTGAGCGGCGTGTTAAGGCGAAGAAGTCAGGGGATAAGGCTACGGCAAACGCTCTGAAACTGGTTCTGAACACCACCTACGGGGCTATGCTCAATCAGTACAATGACCTCTATGACCCTCTCATGGGCCGGTCAGTATGTATCTCAGGCCAGTTGCAGCTACTCGAAATGGCCGTCCATCTCACTCAGGAATGCCCCACGCTGAAAATCATCCAGCTTAACACTGATGGTATCATGGTTAGCCTTGATGACTCCGATGTTACCCGGTATCAGGAAATCACTCAGGAATGGGAACAGCGTACCGGGTTCGAGTTGGAAGAAGACCTGATAAAGATGATCTGCCAGAAAGATGTGAACAATTATGTAGAGGTTCCCTTCGAGGGGGAGCCGAAAATCAAAGGCGGGGTTCTTGTTCGGGGCATTGCACCAGCAGGAGCGTTCAACATCAACAACAATGCTTGTGTGGTAGCCAGGGCCGTCAAGGATTATCTGGCCTACGGTGTACCGGTAGAGAAGACCATTATGGAGTGTGATCGGCTCTTGGATTTCCAGTTGGTAGCCAAGGCCGGAAGTAAGTATGGTGACGCTCTTCATGAAGTTGACGGAGAATTGAATGTTGTGCAGAAGGTCAACCGTGTGTATGCTACCGAAGATCACCGGTTCGGGACGCTCTACAAAATGCACCTCACCACCGGCACTCCGGTCAAGATCGCCGGTCTTCCTTCAAGGTGTGTAGTGGACAATGATAATCACCTAAGTATTGATGTAGTTGACCGTGATTGGTATATCCGGCTGGCAAAGCGATATGTCCGTGATTTTCTCGGGCAGAAGCCTCCTAAGAGGAATACCCGGAAGGTGAACAAGGTGAAGAAAACCCTGTTATCCTTATTGGAGGGATAGAGTATGCAAAGAGAACCTAACACCGAGTATGTTCTTTCACTCTCCTATGGTAAGGACAGTTTGGCTTGTTTGGGAGCCATTGAAGAGCTTGGTTGGCCGCTTGACCGAATTACCCATGCTGAGGTTTGGGCTACCGATGATATTCCGGCTGATCTGCCTCCAATGGTTCAATTCAAAGCAAAAGCCGATGAAATCATTCGAGAGCGGTATGGGATTGAGGTAGAACATCAATGTGCCGTTCGGAACGGTGAAAAGTTGACTTATGAGAAACTGTTTTACCATATCCCGGTAAGGAAGAAAAAGACCTTAGATCGTTTCGGTGAAGGGGGGGTATCTCCGATTGCCGGGTTCCCACCCCGCCTCGCTCCATGGTGCAACAGCAGACTCAAACTCCGAAATCTGCAACGGGTTCCCGTTCACGGTCAGCGCATGGTGCAAGAAACTCAAAGACGGGTCTTATCCTCGGGTTCCCGATCATCAAAGGCCCGTGGTGTACCAGCGACCTCAAACGCCGGGTTTTCACGCAGCTCCCTTGCACAAGGAGCCGGAACAAATATTGTGCAGTACCTTGGCATAGCTGCTGACGAGCCTGAGCGCATACAGAGGCATGATAAGCCGGGGTTCAAAATGCCCTTAGTGGAAATTGGATGGACAGAGGCCGATTGCCGGAAGTGGTGTGAAGAGCGAGGACTACTATCTCCGATTTATACCACGGCAACACGGGGGGGGTGTTGGTTTTGTCACAATCAAGGGATAGACCAGTTGCGAATTCTCAGAAAAGAGTACCCCGACCTGTGGAAACTTCTCATGAAATGGGATAGGGACTCCCCTGTTTCCTTTCACGCAGACGGTCATACGGTTCATGACTTCGATTTCCGTTTCCAAGCAGAAGACCTTGATCTCGTACCGAAAGATCGGAAGTTCCGATGGAAGATGTTGACCGGTGACACAATGGTTGCCGTCACAAAAAGAAATCTTTTGAAATTATTGGAGGGTTCAATATGAAGAAAATCCCGGAAGAGCGGAGCGCAGACGGCTTTTCTTTAGCCGCCGCAGGGCCGCAGGAAAGCAGAGAGCCAAGATGAACGAATATATCAGCTCTCACAAATTTTTGAAGAAGTTTCAGGAGGTATAAGAGATGGCTACCAAAACACCCGCTCCCGCTGTTGATTACAGCACCATGAATGCTCTTGCAAAGTTGCAGCTGGCCCGGTTGAAGTTCCTGCAAGCCGGGGTGAAGAAAACCGGCAAGAACATTCACTTGGAGTTCATGTACTTCGAGTTGCAAGACATTGTTCCCACCGCAGAGTCCATCTTTGCCGAGGTTGGTCTTCTGATGGTTCCCACCGTTGGCAAGGACTACGCTACCGCCAAGGTCTATAACTGTGATGACCGTGAGGAAGAGCCGGTGGTCTTCGAGGTTCCGTTCACCCAGATTGCCCCTATCATCTCGAATACCGGCAAGGTAGTTACGAATGAAATGCAAGCCCTTGGGAGTTCTATCACCTACATTCGCCGGTATCTCTGGCAGTTGGTACTTGACATTATCGAGGCCGACAGCATTGACAATATCTCTGGTGGGGATGATGGTCAGGACGCTCCTACTCCCACTCCCAAGAAGACCCGGAAAGCCCCTGTCACGCAGGAACAGCGGCAGGAGATTAAGTCTGAACTGACTTCCGCTCCTGAGAATGCCGCCAGTGAGGAACAGATTACCAATCTGAAAACCTCCCTGAAAAAGCTCATGGAGCTTGACCCCGATCAGGAGTCCTTTGTTCAGAGTGTGGCCGTGAAGACCGAGGGCTTTACCAAAATTACCGCTGATGTATGTGACCAGCTGATTGCCGGAGTTTCGGATATGCTGACGGCGTATGAAACACAGGAGGGTTAATCATGGAATGGATTGACAACAGAATTCAGATTGTGCCGCCCAAGCGTCCTAAGAAGCTGACAGCAACCCGGTTTGCTACCGTTCTGGGGCTGAACCCGTGGTCTACTCCCTTTGAGGTGTGGTGCGAGATCACTCGTACCTACCAGAAGACTTTTGAAGACACCATTTACACCAGAGCCGGTAAGGTTATAGAGCCGAAACAGGCAGAGTATATGAAGAACACCTACTTCATGAGCAATCTGGTGACTCCGACTGACCGGTTCGGGGAGGATTACTTCAAAAGAACCTTCGGTGACTTCTTCCCCGATGTGGCTGTCTTCGGTGGTATGTGGGACTACCTTCTCTGCGACAAGACCGGTAAGCCCATGGCTGTCCTTGAAATGAAGACTTCCAAGCGGGTAGAGGATTGGGCTGAGGACATTCCCGAGTATTATGCCTTGCAAGCTGCGCTTTATGCTCACCTTCTGGGAGTGGACAGCGTTATCATGGTAGCCTCTTTCCTTGACCCCTCTGACTATGAGGCCCCTGAGAATTTTGTGTGTAGCTCCGCAAACACCATTACCCGGCCCTTTAAGGTGTCTGAGCGTTACCCGGATTTCGAGAAGCGGTATGTGAAACCGGCTCTGAAATGGTGGAAAGACCATGTGGAAACCGGCCTCTCTCCTGCCTATGACGAGAAGCAGGACGCAGAAATCTTGAAGGTTCTCCGTACCAATAACCTGTCCCCTGAAACCGATTTGGCCGATCTGGTGTCCGAGGCGGAAACCCTGAAAGCCAAATTGGACGCTCATGCCGCAGAAGTGGCGGAAGACGAGAAGCGGTACAAGACCCTGACCGACATGATTAAAAAATCCGCTATGGCTCAGTTCCGGGATGGAGATAAGAAGGTGTCTATTACCGGTAAGGCTTACACTTGGGAGGTCAGCCGTACTTCTACCTCCAAGATCAACAAGGACGCTATGAAAGCGGACGGAGTGTTGGAGAAGTACACCACCATAGAAGACACCTATCGGATTACTCCGAAAATGATTAAGGAGGACTGAACAATGTATATTGACCCCTTTGTAGCCGGTGTTATGGCTACCGTCATGGTAGAGTTGATGGCAAGCATTGTCTACGCTATCTGGGTAGGCAGGAAGAAGTAAGAGGTGTGCTATGAAATTTGAGAAATTTGTGAAGTCCCTTGCTTCCAGCGGTGTCATTTACAATCAGCAGATCGGTGATCTCCCTATCAATGACCGCTGGCTGGCCTCCCCGTCCGTGTTCATGAAAATTCCTGTTACGGTGAAAAGTGTGACAGCTGCGGCCATTCAGGAAATGCCGAAAGCAATCTCCAAGATGATTGACCAGATCGGCCATACCGAATATGCAGAACTGGCAGAAGCCATTATGCCATATCCCGATGGTGGTATCAAGGATTGCATTCGGGTCTTCAAGACCAAGGACGGCACTATCTCTATCAAGATCAGCAATGATGATTGGTCTTTGATTGAAAAGTCCGACCTATGTGAAATCCTGTATGCCTATGACCTTGACACAAATTCGACCGTGGCTAAGGCTCTGTTGGTCAAACAATATCCCGAGTTACCGGATGATGAAGACGAACTTGTAGGTATCATCTTCCCGGTAAACCTTGAAGTTTAAGGAGGACACCTACTATGGCGAAAATTGGACTGAGTGAGGGATTTACCCTCATTCCCGAAGGGACTCATGTGTTCAAAATCACAGCGGTCAACTACAAGGAAGCCTTTGGCAAGTTGGAGATCACCATGCAGACTCAGAGCGGAGCCAAGCACATTGAACGCTTCTCCCTGCTGAAAGCGGACGGGTCTGCCAACGAGGGTGCGCTCAATGCGTTCAGCTACTTTGCGAAGACCGCCTTGCAGGACTTCGAGCTGTCCGAGATCGACCACGAAGATCTTGTGGGCCACTTCATTGAGTGCGACATTGAGCATGATGTTCAGCCCAACAAGAACAAGCTGGATAAGACCATCACCTTCGCCCGTCTGGCCGATAAGCGGCCCTCTGACGGCTGGGATGACCAGGCTGCCCCCGCACCCGCCACTCCCAAGAAAGCCGCTCCTGCGGCCTCCCAGGCGGCTCCTGCGGCCCCTAAGTCCAAGAGTGACCTGATGGCTCTTCTGGGCTGACCCCTGACGAGGGAGGTCGGCTATCATTTCCGGCCTCCCTCTCCAATGGTTTATTGAAAACTCTGTGGAAAGTGAGGATAAGATACTTTGACCACGACAAAGACAAAGGTTCAGCTTCACCGGGAAGTCTGCGAGGAAATCAATGACCTCTATGCCCGAAAGAACCACGATTACGGTGACAGTTTCCACCAGACCTTCGTTGAAGAGGGTATGGCAATGGCCCGTATCAGGCTCGGGGACAAGTTCAACCGGTTCAAGACCCTCTCCCGGGGCGGGGAGCAGAAGGTCAATGACGAGTCTATCCGGGACACCCTGATTGATCTCGCCAACTACGCCATTATGACCGTAGTGGAAATGGAGGCGGCGAAGCATGACGCTGAATGAGTACCAGAAAGCCGCCGAGCGCACCTCCGGCAATCTCAGCCCGTGGGACAAGATCAGAAACGGGTGCTACGGCCTGAACGGAGAGGCCGGTGAATGTATCGACCTTCTCAAAAAGGTCGAGTTCCAAGGCCATGACTTCAACCCTGATAAGCTCCTGGACGAGCTGGGTGATGTGCTGTGGTATGTGGCCCAGACGGCTACCGGCCTCGGGGTGACCCTTGAAGCCGTGGCCCAGCACAATGTCGATAAGCTGAAAAAGAGATACCCGGAGGGCTTTGACCCTGACCGGAGTGTTCACCGGCCCGAATACGAAGGAGGTGCCGCCCATGAGTGACTGCTTCTATAAGTCCGATTTGCGGGACTTCTGTGATCTGATGATGCTCCCTGACGGTACGCCCATCATCCCGGTTGATATGCTGGACTGGCTGGCAAGAGAGGGCTTCTTCTGTTCCCCGGCCTCTACCCGCTTTCACGGGGCAACCGAAGGTGGCCTCTACCGGCACTCCGCCTCCGTCATGCGATTCCTTGTCCAGCTCACGAAGGACAACGGCCTCCACTGGCAGCGGGAGATTTCTCCCTACATCGTGGGTATGTTCCATGATCTCTGCAAGATTGACCAGTACAGGTGTGAGCGGCAGGAAAACACTATCCGCTGGGAGTACAACCCTGACACGCTCTTCAAGGGCCACGGGGAGAAGTCGGTCATGCTGCTGTCGCAGTTCTTCCAACTGACCGAAGAGGAAATTGCCTGTATTCGGTATCACATGGGAGCTTTCACCCCGGAGAAGGAGTGGAACGATTACACCAGGGCCGTGAAGATGTGGCCCAATGTCCTCTGGACGCACCATGCCGATATGCTGGCAAGCCATGTGGAAGGAGTTTGACCATGAAAATCATTGAACCCAAGGTTGAGCTTATCAACTCTCCCGCCTATTTTGACCTTCTCTCTCTGACTGAGCTGGCCGGACGCACCTGCTACAAGTCCGAGGCCAAGATCAGCGAGGGCAGCGCAGAGAAGTTTGTCCAGAACATTTTGAAGCGGGGCCATGAGGCCGTCATTGAGCATGGCAGCGTGACCGTTCGCTTCACCTGTGACCGGGGCGTGAGCCATGAGATCGTCCGGCACCGGCTGGCTTCCTACTGCCAGGAGAGTACCCGGTACTGTAACTATGGGAAGGAGCAGTTCGGCACCGAGATCACCTTCATTGCTCCGGCCTGGACTTCCGAAGGGCATCTTCCCTATACCCTGTGGAAAAAGGCTTGCGAGGAAGCCGAGCAGAGCTATTTCAAGCTGTTGGACATTGGCTGTTCTCCCCAGGAGGCCCGGTCTGTTCTGCCCAACAGCACGAAGACCGAGGTGGTCATGACGGCCAATATCCGGGAATGGAGGCATTTCCTCCGGCTCCGCACCTCTCCCGCCGCTCACCCTGACATGAGAGTGGTGGCCCATCGGCTTCTCGACATTTTCAAGGCGAGGTACCCGGTGTTCTTCGAGGACATTGAGGTGTGAGCCATGATTGTGAAGAAAGCCGGAGGGAAAGTCTACGGTGCTACCTTCACCGCTGCCGAGCGCAAGGCAATGGACATGGAGATCAATCGGCAAATCATCGAAGCGGATAAGCGGTACACCGATGACATTGACGCAATGATACTCTACACCCTGGCAGTTCACCTGGGCTTCGGCCCGAAGAGGCTCAGACGCTTTTATGAGGCCGTTGCCGCAGAGCATGACCGCCTCATTCGCCACTACGAAATGCCCGATGACTACACCTGGCTCTGCAAGGAAGAGCTGAAAAAGATCGGCGTAGATGTTGAGGCATGGAACAGAGAAAGGGGAAGTATTCATGACATTCGTGAACAATAACGGGAAAGTCCCGTACATCATGGTCGCCGGTGCTGACCATGTTTCCGGCGAAATGCCGCTGGAAGCGGCTGAGCAGATTTACAACCAGGGCGAGAAGAGGGCCAGCAACCGGTTCCCCGGCTATCCCGTGTGCGTTGACAGCAAGTATTTCTTCGCCACCAAGCAGCGGAAGAGGAAGCCGGTCAATGAGTAAGCTGTTCCTGGCAGCTCTGATCTCTTTGCTCTGCCTGACCTCATGCACCGCCCGTACCCCGGAGCCTCTGCCCACTCTGCCGGAAGAAACGGTAATCCCCGAACCCGCTCCGACCCCTGAGCCGTGGAGTGAGGAAGAGGTTACCGTCCTGGCGAAAATGGTCTGGGGAGAGGCCCGGGGTGTCCCCTCCGATACCGAGAAAGCGGCCTGTGTCTGGTGCGCCCTCAACCGTGTAGATCATGGCTATGGGTCGCTGGTGACCGTTGTAACCGCTCCATATCAATTTGTAGGGTATGATGCAGATAACCCGGTTGATGATGAAATTGAAGCCCTCTGTGAAGATGTTCTGTCCCGCTGGTACGCCGAGAAAGACGGTGAGGCGGATGTGGGCAGAGTTCTTCCTTCCGATTACCTGTGGTTCACCGGTGACGGAAAGCGCAACCACTTCCGCAACGCCTACCGTGGCGGACAAATCTGGGATTGGAGTCTTCCTACTCCCTACGAAAGCTGAGGTATCTGTCATGTATGAAAAAATACCCGAGGAACTGAAAGAAAAAGCCCAATGGGTCAATGTCTGGAACAGCAGTAAGGTACCCATGCAGACCGGGCAGAAAAAGGCCGCTTCCTCTATGCTGGCTGATACCTGGGGGACTTTTGAGTGTGCCGTCCTGAATGTGGAGAACGACATTTATGACGGCATCGGGTATGTTTTCAATGATGATGGTTTGATCGGCATTGACATTGATGCTGGTTTTGACGATGGCTTTCTGACACCCCTGGCGGCTGACATTATCGGTCGTTGCGGCTCCTACACGGAGAAGAGCCGGAGCGGGAGAGGTGTTCATGTCCTCTTAAAAGGCTCCCTCCCTTTCAAGGGCCGCAACAACCGGAATGGCGTGGAGATATATCGGAGTGGCCGGTACTTCATTATGACCGGCAAGGTGATTATCTATTCGGAGATCATTGAAAACCAGGAGGCGATTGACTACATCGTGTCCAAGTATTTCCCGGATGCTCCGAAAGAGGGTACCGGCCTCTCCGCTCCCCAGCGGATATATTCTCCCGTCTACCGGAAACCAGAGAACGGGAAGATCTCCGTGAAGCCCGAATATCCCCCAATCACCACCGGAAGCCGGAACCTCAGCCTGACTTCCCTGGCCGGTCAGATGCACAACCAGGGATATTCCAAGGCGGACATTTACAAGGAGCTGCTGTATGCCAACACTCAGGCTTGTAAGCCGCCCCTTCCCCGCTCCGAGATTGAAACCATCGTAAATTCTGTAACCAGATACAGGAGGTAACTATGAAACCCTATCAGCGTGGAGATGTTGTTATCATAGATGTTCCCATTCCGGCCTCCGGCCATGTTCAGGGCGGTAAGCGGCCCTGGGTTATTGTCCAGAACAACATGGGCAACCAGTTCTCCGCTACCAGCATCGTAATCCCTCTGACCACAAAGATGAAGCGGCTGGAAATGCCCACCCATGTCGCCTTTGTGTGGGAGAACCTGGAACCGAGCATGGCCGAGTGCGAACAGGTGCGGGTCATCGACATTACCGATGACTGGAAGTATGTCTGTACTCTTCCGCCTCAGATCATGGCCCATATCGACACGGCTCTGAAAAACGCTTTCTTCTATGGGGGGGGGTGTAGTAGATGGAGAATAAGCAATATTGCCCTCTCAACGCCGCTACGGACGAGGTTTTGCATTGCTGCCGAGAGAAATGTGCGTGGTGGGATGAAGACGCTCAGGCTTGTGCGGTGCTGGTGATAGCGAAGACAATGAGGAAGGTGACGAGAAATGGCAGATGAAATCATGACCACGGAAGAGCAGGAACTTTTTCAGCTCTCCAATGGCCGCTACATCATGGACAAAGACCTGTCCCAGAAGATGTTCTACATCAAGGAGTCCAAGCCGGAGCGGAGCCACCAGATCAGCGGCACCGGCTATTCCTGGGACGAGTCCGGCATGGCGGAGCTGTTTTCCGAGTGCTACAAGAATGATACCCGTTTCTGCCCGGAGGCGAAGTGCTGGTACACCTATTCCAACGGGGCATGGCGGAAGGACATTGGCTCTCTTCTGGTGGCCGAGAAGATCAAGGAGTTCTGCCGCCTCATGGCCCTCTACTGCGGGGAGATCGACAATGAAGACCGCCGCAGAGAGTACATGAAGTTCATCGTGAAGATGGGTGACCGCCGCTTCCGTGACCGGCTCATGAAGGACGCTGCCAGCGTCATGCCTATCACGGCAGAACAGTTTGATGCGAACCCCTATCTCATAAACTGCCTGAACGGCACCTATGACCTGGAAAAGATGGAGTTCCGGGAACACGACTGGCGGGACTTCCTCACCATGCAGACCGGCTTCGACTACACCTTGCAGGACACCCGCTGCCCCCGGTGGGAGCAGTTCATTTCCGAAGTGACCTGTAATGACCCGGACAAGGCTGAATATCTGCAAAAGGCCCTGGGCTACTCAATGATCGGCATGGCGAATGAAGAGTGTATGTTCATTCTCCACGGCAAGACTACCCGCAACGGGAAGTCCACCATGCTTAGTGCCATTCACCATCTCCTGGGCGATTACGCCTCCGTGTCGCCGGTGTCCATCATTTGCAAGTCTGACCGCTCCAAAAACGCCGAGGCGGCGAACCCCATGCTGGCATCCCTTAAAGGCAAGCGGTTTGTCACCATGGCCGAGAGCAATCAGTATGGCAAACTGGACGAGGAAACGATCAAGCAGTTCACCGGTGGCGAAGAGATCAAGGCCCGGAACCTTTATGAAGCCACCACGACTTTCCTGCCTCAATTCACCCTCTGGCTGTCCTGCAATGACCTTCCTTCCGTCAATGATAAGAGCCTCTTCGCCTCCGACCGTGTGCGAGTGGTGGAGTTCAACCGGCATTTCTCCGAGGACGAGCAGGACAAGAACCTCAAAAATGAGTTCCAGACCCCGGAGGCCATGCGTGGCATCTTCACCTGGCTCTTGGAGGGCTACTTCAAGTACAAGCGGTTCGGCCTGAAAATGTCCCCTGAGATGCGTCAGGTGGTCAGGCAGTATGAGAAGGACAATGACCTGGTTTTGCAGTTCTTGGAAGAGAAGTGTGAAAAGGCCGAGGGTGCCTACACCAGAGCGAAGAGCCTCTACGACTCTTACAAAATCTGGTGTAAATCCAATGGCTACTTCGTGTGTAGCGCAAAGCGGTTCAATGCCGACATGGAGGCTCACCCTGAATGGCATAGCGGGAAGACTGTCTACTCCGGCTACCCCACCTACCGGAACATTCGCATGAAAGGGGGCGCATGAGGCCGTGGCCTACTGGAAGACACATGAGTTTGAGGTTTCTATCCCCGCCGCTGATCTCAAACCTGGGATGCGGGTATGCGTCCCAAGAAAAATCACCTATGGATGGAACAACTACACCGGCCTGACCTATTACCGCCCCTTCACCATCAAGCGGGTCACCCCGAAAAAGACCAAGGTGGTATGTGAGGACGGCACCGAGTTTTTCACCAAGGAAACGGTATTCCTCACGCCGGTTCATGAAATGAACATCGAAAATGAGAGGGTCAACCTGTTCCAGAAGATGGGCAAGATCATCACGGCCCTGGACAGAGCCTCTTGCCGCAGCTATATCGGCTCCTATGAAGAGATGAAAGAGGCCGCTGACCACCTGGCCGCTTTCTACGACTTTTGCATGAGAAATTCTCAGGAAGGATGATTTCATGAACAAGAAGAATATGCGCCGTATTCACATTCTGGTCACGGCGCAGACCGCAAAGAACCTGGAAAAGCTGGCGGCTATGGCTGGGTACTTCGAGATCGGCCGAGTGGTGGACAAGATGACCCGAGAGAAGATGCTTTCCCTCCGGCATGAGAAAGGAGATGGGTTGAGTGAGTAACAATGACCACCTCAAAGAGCTGTTAAATGCGATTGGTGTCCTGGCTGAAACGAGCCTCCTTTTCTACCGGGCTGTCATTCAGGCCGGTGCGAGTGAGGAAGAGGCGAAATTCTTGACCCAGGCTCTCATTCGGGCTTCCATGACCAGCAACCCCACCCAGGAAAGCGAGGGAGAGGGATGAAGGTCACTTTGGATATTCCTGACGGCATCGTGTGTGGTTTCTTCAACGGCGTGGAGATCACCTCCGAGGGAATGAGCCTAGTATCTTATCAGCTCGGAAGTGATGACCTAACGGACGGAAAGACCACGAAACTGCCCCGGGAGAAGGAGAAGTGAAATGATCTACAACTACTGCAATCATTCTGAGGGCAAGTGTCCTTGCCTCACCTGTGCCGAGAGGGATTGCCCTTCGTGTGACGGCACCGGCCCGGGAAAGTATGGCGTGGACACTGACCGCCTGTGCGCCCGGGCAAAAGCCTATTGCGAGAGTGAAAGGAGTGAGTTCCATGAAGGAAGAGCCGAGAGAAGTGACCCTTCTGAAAGCGGCCTGGATGCTGCTGAATAAGCAGAAGGACAGCTTCTATGTGCTGAACCTTTTGACGGAAACCGTCTTCTATGACGGAGCCGACTGTGATGGGTATTGCCTGTCTGATGACATTCTCGACTATCTGCTGGATAAGGGCATTGACCCGCAGGCAGAAGGTTGAATATATTTAGTGGTTCACTGAATATATTTGCGACTTGCGACTTTTAGTGAGTTTTTAGTGAATAATCGCCCACTACCGGAAACCCTTGTGGCGTAAGGCTTTGAGGGCATTTTTGACCGCTATTTCTATATTTTTCTGTATAAACCCTCCATAGAGAGTGATATATAGAGAGATTTATAGCAAAAATCGAAAATGGGTCACTAAACTCACTAAAGACTAACTGAAAATAATTTGTGGAAGGAGAACGACTATGAGTGATAAAGTGGTAGATTTACCGACTCCCGCTCGGGGTCGTGGCCGTCCGAAGGGGACGGGTGGGAATAAGCGTCCTGACCGGACTACGGCAATGAGTGTGCAGACTGAACCGGGTGACAATCGGAAGTATCTGCAACACACAATGAGAATGTGGAACTGGCCGGAAGTGGATATGAGAGAGCCTGAACAGGTTGCAGAGAGGATTGAGCAGTATTTCGGTATTTGTATTGAGGATGATATGAAGCCGAGTGTTGCTGGCCTCGCTTGTGCTTTTGGGGTGGATAGAAAGACTATTTGGGCATGGGCTAATGGTGTAGATAGTAAGACATTACCCACGGAAAGCCGTAACCTCATAAAAAAGGCGTATCAAAATTTGAACGCACAGATGGAAAACTATATGCAGAACGGCAAAATCAACCCCGTTGCTGGTATCTTCCTCATGAAGAACAATATGGGCTATGTGGACAAGCAGGAGATGGTGCTTACGCCCAATCAGCAGCTTGGAGATCAGGTGTCCCCGGAAGACTTGCAGAGGAAGTATCTGGAAGACACGGCTGGCGACTATGAGTCTTCCGACTCTGACGAGTGAGCGACTTTGGCTGGCGACTTTCCGACTATGACAGACCGCCGAGCTTCCGGGTGGAGGTTCGGCGGTTTTCTGATCTGCTGACTGGCTGGCGGGTGCCGGTGGTGGTCGCTGCCGGGGTTGGTTGATCTGGCGGCGGCTGGCTCGATTGTGTCCCGCTGCCGGGAATGTGCGGAAATTCAAGAGAAAAAGCACATATTGAAATAGCTCAGAAAAATCTGAAATTTTCACGGAAAACCCGTTGACAAGCTCAGAAATATCTGATATATTTAAGCCAAGCTCAGAAATAACTGAACATCGACAGGTCACAGGCCGGAAAGGAACATTAACATGAAAATGAACGCCATCGAGAGAACCGAACGCCGGGAGCAGATCAAGGCAACGAAAGCCCACCTTGAAACCGTGGTTGAGGTCTTCAAGGCCACCAGAGAAGAAACCCCCGCCGCCACCGTTGCGGAGCTGGTGAACCGGCTCGGCTATGAAACCGCACGGGAAGCCGTTGCGGAGCTGGTGAACACCGTGGGAGAGTGGGACGGTCGCATTTATGAGTATGTCCGGGAATGGGCGCAGAGCGTGGAAACCGCCGCCACCCATGACGAGCTGAGAAGCCACGACATTTATCAGCCGGGAGACATTCACCCCGCTCACATCAATCAGATTGGCGAAGCCATGCGGGAATATGCCCCCGCCGAAGAAGTCCCCGCAGAGGAACCCGCAGACCCCGCCGCCGAGGTTTTCCCGGAGCTGGTCAAGGCCGTAAATGCCGAAGCAGAGCTTCGCAAGGACGGAAAGCGGTTCTACATCGAAAACGGCTTTTGCCGCACTTGGGCGGCAGAGCACCGCACAGACCCCGACAGGGGCTTGAAGGAGTGGAGCACCCCGAAGAAATGGGAAGCATATCAGGCCGGAACCCTGCCCCGTGAGAAGGCCGTGGAGATCGCACAGAAGCGAGCCGCCGCCGATGTGGAAAAGTGGCGGGAAAAGCAGCTTTCCAAGCTCCGCACCGCTGCCGCCGCTCCCGCTCTCTCTTTCCTCTCTGTTTCTGTGGAGTGGAAGCGGAGTAGCACATGGGGACATAACCCCACCGCCACCGCTCGAACCGATGACGGCACTTTCTCCGGCTACGCTTCCGGGTGCGGCTATGACAAGGAAAGCGCAGCCGTGGGCGAAGCCCTGAACAAGTCCCCCGCCGTTATGCGGGTGCTGTATCAGGCCGCAGAACAGGCCATGAAGAACGGCGAGAGCTTCAAGACCCTTTCGAGCGGGTGCGTTTCGTGGGGTGATGTGCTCGGCTACGGCTCCGGCTATGCCATTCTTCCCTATTTCGAGGGCGGCGTGGGTGTGTCCTGCTTCTGGTCTATCCTGCAAAAGTGCGGCTTCGTGTGCCGTTGCTCCGGCTCTGGTCGGTGGTTCGATACCTACACCGCCGAGAGAAAGGGGGCGTAAATATGACCTATTACAAGGCACTTGCCGCACGGTTGAGCCGTTGCGGTTGGAAGATCACGGACGAAAGCCACGGCGGGAACATCTGGCCCCATTATTTCAGATATGACCACCCCGCAGACACCAGCAGAGACAGCAGAAACACCATTGAAATTTACTGCTTCTCGAATAAGGACGGAACGCCGGGACGCATTGGAAAGCTGTTTCAAGGCGGTAAGCCCTGCCGGGTGTAAGGAGGTGAAGCCGGTGTATGTGGTTCTGTTCTTCCTCCTGCTGCCGTTCATGGTTCTGTCGGAGTGCGTGAAGAAAAACAAATAAAGCGAGGTTTGAAGCCGTCCCGGTTCCGCCGGGGCGGTTCTTTTTCGCCCTTTTTCGGGTCGGTTTTCGGCCTGATATGGTGGTTTTCCGTGGTCGGGGCGGTGGGGGGGGGATATGAGAGCGGCAGCGAGGGCGGGGTGAGTGCCGAAAATACCGCAAAAAATAAAAAGCCATTTTAACTCAGATATATCTTGACAACTCAGATATTTCTTGTTATACTCATATCGACAAGGAGGAATGAACATGATTGCTATGGAAGCTCTGAAAGAGGTTATGAAAATCCGTGAAATCCGTCCTGCTGTTCTCTGTGACCGGCTTGGTATCAAGTCCAATGTCCTGAGTGAGCGGTTTAAGCAGAAGAATGTCAGCGTTACCAAGCTGAACGAAATGCTCCGTCTGATGGACTACAAAATCGTGGTAGTTCCCCGTGACAGCCGAGTGCCGGAAGGTGGGTTCGAGATCGAATGAGATACGGATATGGTCGAGTCAGCTCCAAAGGTCAAAGGCTCTACGGTATGTCCCTTGAAGACCAGATGGAACAGCTTAAAGCTCAGGGCATTGCCGAGGAAAATATCAAACTGGACACTTGCACCGGCACGAAGATGGACAGACCGATGTTCAATGAAATCCTGTCCATGCTGAAATCCGGTGACGAGCTGGTGGTTTGTAAGCTCGACAGATTTGCCCGTACCGCTCCCGAAGGAGCCATGGTGGTTCGTGATCTGGTGGAGCGTGGTGTGAAGGTCAATATCCTGAACATGGGTGTTGCCGACAACACACCGATGGGTAAGGTCATGGTGACGGTCATGCTGGCCTTTGCCGAATATGAGCGGGACATGATCGTGGAGCGCACTTCAATGGGTAAGGCACATAAGCGTGAGCATGACCCCGATTGGAAAGAGGGTCGCAAGAGTAAGGAAATCGACCCCGTGGCGTTTGAAAAATTTTCTCAAAAACAAAAAGACGGCGAAATGACTGTGGACGATTGTTGCCGAGAGCTTGGTATCAGCCGTTCTACATGGTATGATAGGATAAGAAAGGCGGGTTGAGCATGAAGAAGGAAGTTAGTCCTCAGAAAAAGAGAGTCGTTTATCTCCTGTGCGGTATCATCATTGTCATAACCGTTTTCTTCTGCGCTGTCATTTTGGTGTCATCTCTGATGAATTCATCTTCCGCTGAGTCTGAAACGCAGACTGCCGAGGAAAGCTCGGAAGTTGGTACTGCCACCTTCGATGAAATCTACTACGCCTACAAAGAAAATGAGCTGGTAGCAGATGATTTGTACCAGTACAACCGATACCGGGTAACGGCGAAGATCAACGGCATGACCAATGACGGCCTGTTCAATATGACAGGCGGCGCAATGCTTACTCTGGAAACGAAGGTTGACAACACCATCGTCTTCTTCTATGCTGAATTTGAAAAGGAGCAGGAAGAAAAACTGAAATCCGTCAAGGTCGGAGACACCATCACTTTCGAGGGTAAGTGCCTTGACGCTGGAAACTGGACAGAATGTGAGCTGATTGTGGAATGAAATTTTTTCTCTGGTGTGCCGGTGTCATGTTCTGGATGATCGTTGGACTATTGGCTCTGGCCTACATCATTCCGAAAATTCTATAAGGCTCTCGTAAGGGCGAGAGTAACAGCCAAGGGGCTATCGGGAAACCGGTAGCCCTTTTAGTTTTGCGTAGTTTGGAGGTAAGTTTATGAAGCTATTTCGGAAAGTGGACATTCTCGGAACAAGATACTCGGTCTATCGGGTGGCTTCCGGGGAGAATGAGTACATGGAGAAACTTCACTATGGCGGTCTTTGCACCACGATTGACCACCGGATTTACATTCTTGATCTCTCCACAACTGAGGAATGGGGCGGTGAGACGGAGGAAGTCAGAAAGAGCATGGAAGCCTGTACTCTACGCCATGAGGTGATACACGCTTTTCTGAACGAGTCTGGCCTACAATGGAACAGCTTTGCTCCCGAAAATGCGTGGGCGAAAAACGAAGAAATGGTGGACTGGATTGCAATTCAGGCACCGAAAATCTTCAAAGTTTATCAGGAATTGGGGTGTGTTGGGTGAATTACGATAAGATTGCCCTGTCCATCAAGGCCGCTATTGACCGTAGACCGTCTGATAAAGGCGCATACGATGACCTGTTTTCCCTTTGCCGTGGGTGGGAAGCCGAGGATTTTGCGGCGGCTCACGCTCTGAACAAGGAGCTGATCGGTATGTGCGCCGCTCAGATCAGGAACGGCGGCAAGGAAGCAGCTCATTTCTATGAGATTTGGAGAAAAGGTCTGCTGTTTGAAGCACCGCACAATTTTGACGCTTTCATGACCTACATCGAGCTTGACCGAAAGCCCGAAAAGCGGTTTTACGCTCCCCGGCGGCACTATTTGAAGCCTATGGTGCAAGGTTTCCAAGATGTGCTTGACGGAAAGCTGCGTCTTTTGACTATTTCCATGCCGAAACGAGCTGGTAAGAGTCAGACCGGTATCAATTTTGTCAACATGATCTCCGGGAAATACCCTGACAACGCTACCCTCATGGAAGGAACAGGTGATGACCTTGTAAAAAGCTTCTACAATGGCTGTTTGGAATATCTAAACACGCCGAATGAATACCTGTACTACGATGTGTTCCCGGAAGCTCGGCTGGTACAGACTAACGCCGATAACAAGACCATCAATCTGAAATCCAAGTCCCGTTTCCCCACCATCATGTGTCGTTCCATTGACGCTCGTCAGGTAGGTTTGTCCGAAGCTACCAATGTTCTATACCTCGATGACTGTGTGGAAGGTCGTGAGGAAGCCAAGAACCGGCAGCGGCTTGATGACAAGTGGGAAGTGATCTCCGGCGATATTATGGGTCGTGCCATTGAGGGTACGCCTATGGTCTTCACAGGCACCCGGTATTCCCTGTATGACCCGATTGGTCGTATTCAGGAACACGCCAAGAAAGAGGGCTGGTCTTGGAGAGCTATTGAAATTCCTGCCCTCGATCTGGTGACAGACGAGAGCAATTATGAGTATGAGAGGGACGGAAAGAAGGTCTTTACCACGGCCTACTTCCGGGAGCAGAGAGAGCTTTTGTCCGCAGAGCAGTTTGAGTCTGAGTTTCAACAACAGCCGTTTGAAGCTAAGGGTCTTCTGTTCAACAAGGACGAGCTGAATTACTTCTTCGAGCTTCCCGCTGACCGTGAACCTGATACGACCATTGCCGTAGGAGATACCGCCGAGAGCGGCTCTGACTCCACCTCCATGCCGGTTGCGAAGATTTACGGAACCGATGTGTATATTGTCGATGTGGTCTTTGACGATGCTCCCGCCGAGGTGACAAAACCGGAGTGTGCCAAGTGTCTGATCTCCAACAAGGTCGCCTCCGCCACCTTCGAGGCCAATAACGCCGGTCAGTATTATGCCCGGGATGTGGCTGATATTATCCGGCAGCAAGGGTACTCCATCGGTATTCGGACAAAGCGTACCATTTCCAACAAGCAGACCCGGATTGAGTTCGCCTCAGACAACATCAAGAAGAACTTCTACTTCAAGCACCCTACCACCTACAAGCGGGGCAGTCAGTATTGGAACTTCATGAAGGAGTTGACCACCTACACCCGGAGCGGTAAGGTGCCGCACGATGACGCACCTGACTCCTTGGCTCTTCTGGAAAATGAAATCCGTATGCTGAGTGGCGGGAAAATCGAAATCTTCAAACGGCCTTGCTGATACCTTGCGCTTTTTGCTCTCCAATGGTATTATGAAGAGTTAGGCCATTGACAAGCATTAGAGATTATGCTATGATGTGAGGTGATAGAAAGGCATTTTGCGGGGAGGTGATTGAATGGGGGCCAGGACATTGTTTGGTCGTAGGGTGATCTATGCCGATGTGACCGAGATCAACGACAACAACATCATTGATGTTCTCCAAAAGGCTCTGTTCACTCACCTCATGAACCAGGCGGATATTAACTACCTCTACCGGTATTACAAGGGCGATCAGCCCATTCTTTACCGGAAGAAGGATGTTCGGCCTGAAATCAACAACAAAGTCGTTGAGAACCGGGCCAATGAGATCGTGTCCTTCAAGGTTGGCTACCTGATGGGTGAGCCTGTTCAGTATGTCAGCCGGAAAGATGACAAGGGTATCGCTGAGGCGGTGACCCGGCTGAATGACTACACTCTGTCCGAAGATAAACCCTCCGAGGACGCTGAACTGGCCGAGTGGTGGCATATCTGCGGCACATCGTACAGAATGGTGCTGCCGGACGGCGAAGCTGATCTGGAAGAGGACGAGGCCCCCTTTGAGATTTACACCCTTGACCCCCGCTTTGCTTTTGTGGTCTACTCCACGGCCCTCGGCAACCCTCCCATTATGGGCGTGAAGTATGTCCTCAAAGACGATGGGGTTCTGGTCTTTAGCTGCTACACGGATGACCACTTCTATGAGGTCGAAAATACCTGGGCAATCAGACGCAGCGAAGAGCAGTATTTGGGCATTCCCATCATTGAGTACCCGGCCAACAAGTCCCGGCTGGGTGCCTTTGAGATCGTCCTTCCTCTGCTGGACGCAATCAACACCACAGAGTCTAACCGCATTGACGGCGTGGAGCAGTTCATTCAGTCCCTCATGCTCTTCCACAATGTCGATATTTCTTCCGAAGACTACCGGGAGCTGCGGGACGAGGGCGCAATCAAGTTCAAGGACATTGACCCGCAGTTTAAGGCGGAGATTGAGTATCTGACCGCAGAGCTGAACCAGACCCAGACGCAGACCCTTGTGGACAGTATGTATAACATCGTCCTGACCATCTGCGGTATGCCGAACCGTAACGGCGGCTCTTCTACCAGCGACACCGGCACCGCCGTCATCATGCGTGATGGCTGGTCTGCTGCCGAGGCAAGAGCAAAGGACTCGGAGCGGATGTTCAGGAAGTCCGAGAAGCGGTTTTTGAAGCTCCTGCTTCGTATCTGCCGGGATTTGGGCGATCTGGACTTGAAGCTGTCTGCCATTGACATTCGCTTCACCCGACGCAATTATGAGAATATCTCGGAAAAGGCCAATGTTCTGACCACGATGCTGAATAACCCGAAGATTGCACCGGTGCTGGCCTTTATCCATTGCGGGATGTTCTCTGACCCCCAGGTGGCTTACAAAATGAGCATGGAGTATGTGGCCGAGCAGGAGGCCAAGGCCGAGAAGCTGGCCGCACAGCAACAGACCAAGGAGGGTGACGAGGGAAATGAACCCGGAAAAGAAAAATCTGGCTCTCAGCCCGGAAGCGGTAAAGGTGATTGAAGATATTCTGAAACGCCGGAACCACGCTGAGGTCAAGATCGAGGACGGTTCGGTGGTTATCATTGAAATCCACCGCAAAAAGAGAATATAAAACCACCAGTCGTAGGGATTGGTGAAGGGCCAAGGGGTCGTGAGTGCGAATAGCACTCCCGGCCTCTTTTTCTTTTGGTTTTAAGGCCGCAAGGCTTTGAATGGTCAGGGAAGACCTTAATCGCAAGGGGAGAAAACCCCACCAAAAACAGAAATCAGTGCTGAGTGAACAGCCTTGTTAAACGCAGGAGGTATTTGTTATGGCAAAGATTGACACCAGCAAGATCGAGGGGTACGCCGAGATGACCCCTGAGCAGAAGTTGGCCGCTCTGGAAGGGTTCGAGTATGAGGACAATTCCGCCGAGCTGGAAAAGCAGAAGAACGCTCTTTCCAAGGCCAACTCCGAGGCCGCCGAGTGGAAGCGCAAGCACAACGCTCTTCTTTCCGAAGAGGAAAAGAAGAAGCAGGAGGACGCTGACAAGCTGGCCCAGATGGAACAGGAGCTTGCCGATCTCCGCAAGGGCAAGACCGTTGCTGACTACAAGGCCAAGTTCGTGTCCCAGGGCTATGACGAGGCTCTGGCCGAGGACACCGCCAAGGCTCTCGCTGACGGCGACAGTGCCAAGGTCTTTGCCAACCAGAGCAAATTCCTCGAAGAGTATGCGAAGAAGGTCAAAGCTGACGCAATCAAGAAGACCCCCAAGCCCGGGGCCGGTTCTGGCTCTGGCACTGAGGGTGCCGTGGATTACGGCAAGAAGATCGAAGAGGCCCAGAAGAACGGTGATTTCACCGCCGTGGCCTACTACACCCGCCTGAAAGCTCAGGCTGAGGCCGAGGCTCAGGCGAATAACCAGTAAAGGAGAGATTGATTTATGTCCGATACTCTGGCTACCAGTTTCGTGGTACTGAACTACTCCGGTATGCTCTTCAACAAGGGCAATACCCGCTGCCCCCTGTCCTCCATCATCGGCGGCAGAGCCAAGACCACCAACCATGTTGAGTTCGTGACCGGCCAGGAGTACACCACTGGCGGCGGCGCACAGCCCTCTATCAGCGAAACCGCCTCCCTGACCGCTCCCGAGGCCAGCGTCATCACTCGCACCCAGAAGACCAATGTGACGCAGATTTTCATGGAGGCTGTCGGCATCTCCTATGCCAAGCAGTCCAACATGGGAACCCTGTCCGGCCTGAATGTCGCCAACCAGCAGGCCAACCCCATCAATGAGCTGGACTTCCAGGTGGCGGCGAAGATGCAGAAGGTCAACCGGGACATTGAGTTCACCTTCATCCAGGGTGCCTACAACAAGGCCACCAATGACGGTGAGGTAAACAAGACCCGGGGACTGGTGGAGGCGGTCACCACCAACACCAAGGCCATGAGCAGCAAGCCCCTCGGCCTGTGGGACATTGCTGACATGGTGAAGAAGATTTACGGGGCCAACGCCCCCACCGATGGCCTGTGCCTGTGGTGTGACGCTACCACGCTGTTCCAGGTCAACGCTGACGCTGTTCAGAACGGCCTGACCGTGGTTCCCGCTGCCCGGGAGATCAACGGCATTGCCCTGTCCAGTGTGGTCACTCCTATCGGCGTGGTCTACCTGTACCTGGGCGAGTGTCTTCCCGCTGGCACCGCTCTGCTGCTGAACCTGAATGTGATCGCTCCCGTGTACCAGCCTGTTCCCGGCAAGGGCAACTTCTTCCTGGAGCCTCTGGCGAAGACCGGTGCCGGTGAGAAGTATCAGCTCTTCGGCCAGATTGGCCTTGACCACGGCCCTGAGTGGTACCACGGCAAGTTCACCGGCATTGCTCAGAGCTTCACCGCTCCCAAGTACAGCCGGAGCGTGTTCATTGCCAACGATACCAGCAATCCCGTGAACACCAAGGCGGTAGGGGCTGGCTAATTTGATGAAAGGTAGGTGAAAAGCCATGACCGATGCTGAGAAGCTGTCCATGTTGAAAACCATGACCGGCGAGAAGGACGAGGATGTGCTTTCCACCTACCTTTCTATCGCTGGCAACAAAATCCTGAAACGGGCTTATCCCTTTGATACCACCGTGACCAAGGTGCCTGACCAGTACGCCTACAATCAGGTGGAAATTGCGGCCTATCTTCTGAACAAGCGAGGGGCTGAGGGCGAAACGGCGCACAGCGAGAACGGCATTTCCCGCTCCTATGAGGACGGGGATGTGCCGCCCTCTCTGCTGAGAGAGATCGTTCCGTGTGCGTCCCTGATCGGGGGCGAAGCATGAAGACCATGAAGCGAAATCAAGTCCCTTTCTGGTATCTGCTGTATGACCGGAAGGAGGACTTGAAGGACGAGTATGGCAATGAAAGCGGAGAGTCCGCTATCATTTACAAACCCGCAGTCAAGATGGAAGCCAATGTCTCTGCCGCCACCGGCTCGGCTCAGGTGGAGCAATTCGGAAATTTCGCCGGGTATGACAAAGTGATCGTTACCGATAACCTGTCTTGCCCGATTGACGAGAATTCCGTGTTGTTCATCGACAAAGAGCCGGAATATGCGAAAGATGGCACACCTCTTTATGACTACATCGTAAAGAGAGTTGCCAAGAGCTTGAATTCCATCTCTTACGCCGTAAGCAAGGTGAGCGTGTCGTGAAGACTGTCAAGGTTCCTCTTTCTCAGCGTGGTATCGACACACTGCTTCGAGAGATCGAAAGCTACACGGTATGGCTGAAAGAACGCTCCCAAGTCCTGCTTGATCGTCTCGCTCAGGCAGGATTTGAGGTAGCTTCCGCTCGTTTCGCAAAAGCCGCTTATGACGGCACCAATAACGCTTCTGTTTCTCTGGAAACGAGAAGTGAAGGAGTGAGGGCGGTTGTTGCGGTTGGTGCGTCCGTGCTGTTCATTGAGTTCGGCACCGGCGTTACTTACCCGGACAATCACCCGCAAGCCGCAGAGCTTGGCATGAAGCGTGGCGAGTACGGTCAGGGGCATGGTAAGCAATCCTCTTGGGGTTACTACGGCGACCCCGGAACAAACGGCGTGGTCAAGATGAAGAAGGACGGAAGCACCGTGGTCATCACCCACGGCAACCCGGCGAATATGCCGATGTACGAAACCGTCAAAGAGCTGGAAGCTATGTTGCCCGATCTGGTAAAGGAGGTCTTTTCATGATTGATGTGGAAAATCAGATTTACACACCGATTGCGGAAGCCCTCAGAGTCCAGTTTCCGGGTATCAAGGTGAGCGGCGAGTATGTCAAAGCTCCTTCCGGCTTTCCCTTTGTGAGCATTGTCGAGCAGGCCAACTACCCGACAGTGGAACACATGACCACCAGCGAAACGGAGCAATTCGCAACGCTGATGTATGAGGTGAATGTCTACTCCGACAAGGCTACCGGAAAGAAGTCTCAGTGTCGGAGCATTATGAAATTCGTTGATGACATGATGTATCAGCGAAATTTCAGGCGCATTTCCCTTTCCCCTGTTCCCAATTTGGAGAACGCAACGATTTACCGTCTGGTGGCTCGATACAGAGCTGAAACGGACGGCACTACACTATACAGGAGGTAAATGAAATGGCTATTTCCACTTATAAGGTGTTCCTCATGCACAAGGCCAGTTCCGGGGACACCTACACGAAGCTGATCGACATTAAGGAATTCCCAGACCTCGGCGGCGAACCTGAAATGCTGGAAACGACCACTCTGAGCGACAATATGCAGACCTATATTGCCGGTATTCAGTCTATGGACGGCCTGTCTTTCTCCGCAAACTACGACATGACCGAGTACCAGAAGCTGAAAGCCTTGGAGGGCAAGAAGGAAAGCTACGCCGTGTGGTTCGGCGGCACCGAGAGTTCCGGTGTGGTCACTCCCGATGGCTCCAACGGCAAGTTCGCCTTTGACGGTGAGCTGTCTGTCTATCCTGTTGGCGGCGGCGTGAACGAGGTTGTTGGTATGAACATCACCATTGCCCCGTCCAGCCCCATCAAGTTCTCTGCGACCTAAGAAACCTACGGCCTGAATGATAAGGAGGATTTATCATGGCAAAGCAGTTGACCATTACTGACCCTACCAGCGGTGTTACCTACACGCTGGAATACACCCGCAAGACTGTCGAGATGATGGAGAAGCAGGGCTTTATCGCCGCTGATGTGGAGAAGAAGCCCATGACTCTGCTTCCCGCCCTGTTCTCTGGTGCGTTTCTCGCCCATCACCGCTTCGTGAAGCCCGAAGTGAAAGACAATATCTACGCTCGCCTGAGTCACAAGGACGAGCTGATTAACCGGCTGGTCGAGATGTACAACGACCCGCTGATGACGCTGCTGGACGAGCCTGAGCAGGGTGACAGCGAGGGAAACCTGAGCTGGAAGGCTGGCTGGTAAGCGACCAACCTTCCGGTAACAAGGGGGGCGGCGGCGAACAACGCCCCGCTCCCCTTTTCGCTTACACGGAAAAATTCAAAGAGGTCTTTCCGTACTACCTGTCTATCGGCATGACCTATGACCAGTTTTGGAATGAAGACTGCGAGTTGGTCAAGTTTTACCGCAAGGCGGCGCAGATCAGGCAAGACCTGAAAAATCAGGACGCATGGCTACAAGGTGCGTATTTCTATGAAGCCTTGGTTGACGCGGCTCCTATCCTCAGAGCTTTTGCGAAGAAGGGTACAAAGCCCATTCCTTATCGGGAAGAACCTTTCGACCTGTTTTCCAAGCAGGATAAGAAGAAGCAGAAAGAGGTTCAGGAGAAGAACGACAACAAGGCAAAGACCTTCATGGAAGCCTTTGCCATTGCGACCAATAAGAAATTTCAAAAGAAAGGTGGTGGCGTAAATGGCTGATAATGTGGAAATTCAGGGTTTGGAATTTCAGATTGTCAATGACAGCACTCAGACCGAGCAAGGTTTGGAAGCTCTGAGGAATACCCTTGGTCGTTTGAGAACGGCTTGCGGGTCTACGGCTACCGGTTTGAGCGGTACTGCTAAGAGTGTGAGAGAGCTGAAAAATGCTCTGCAAGGCTTGAACAGTGGTGATGTTCAGCAGAAGATCACCCGCATTGCCGGTGCGCTGAACGCCTTGGGTCAGGTCAGTAATGTGAAAATTTCCAGCTCTGTCGCCAATCAGTTGACGGCAATCAGCGGTGCGATTGACAACCTGAAATGGACGGACGGCGATAAGCTGACCGCTCTTGCTGACGGTTTGCGCCCTCTGTCCGAGCTTGGAAAGTCCAATCTGACCACCTTTATCAATCAGCTTGGGAAGCTCCCCACCGTGATTGAGGAATTGGAAAAGGCAGACATTGACAAGTTCACCCGGCAGATGACCGATCTCGCTGCCGCCATGAAGCCTTTTGCGGACGAAATGCAGAAGGTGTCCAATGGTTTCTCTGCTTTCCCGTCCAGAATTCAAAGACTGATTACCTCTACCGAGCGGTACAACAGCACGGTTCGGAGAGCTACCACCCATACAGGTTTGTTTGGCAAGGCTCTCGGTGGTCTGAAATTCGCCGTGGTTTGGCAGATGGCTCGGAGAGTCGGAAGTATGCTCGGAACGGTCATCACGGAGTCCAATGAGTATCAGGAGAACATGAACCTGTTTACTGTTGCTATGGGCGAGTATGCCGAGTCTGCTTTGGAGTACGAAGAAACCGTCAGCGAAGTCTTGGGTATCGACCTGTCTGACTGGATTAGAAATCAGGGTGTGTTCAACACTCTGCTGACCGGCTTTGGTGATACCGCTGACAGAGCTGCCCTCATGAGCAAGAACCTGACTCAGCTCGGTTATGACCTCAGTTCTTTCTTCAACATTTCCGTTGAGGACTCCATGCAGAAATTGCAGTCCGGTATCTCTGGTGAGCTGGAACCCCTGCGGCGTTTGGGCTATGACCTGTCCCAAGCCCGTTTGGAAGCTGTTGCTCTGTCCCTCGGTATTGACAAGAGCGTATCTTCCATGACTCAGGCTGAAAAGGCAGAGCTGCGCTACTACGCCATTATGACTCAGGTCACTACCGCTCAGGGTGACTTGGCGAGAACGCTGGAAGCTCCAGCCAATCAGCTTCGTATTCTGAAAGCACAGGTTGAGATGGCTGGCAGAGCTATCGGCAATATCTTCATTCCCGCTCTGAACGCTATCCTGCCCTATGGCATTGCCGTGGTGCAAATCATTCGGGAGATCGCCAATGCGATTGCGTCCCTGTTCGGTTTCCAGATGACCGAGGTGGATTACTCCGGTATCACAAGTGCCGGGGTAGGAGCAGGAGAATTGGCAGACAACCTTGATGACGCTGCCGGTGCTGCCAAGAAGTTGAAGCAGTACACCGCTGGCTTTGACGAGCTGAATGTGTTCTCCCCTGATACCGCAAGCGGTTCCGGTGTTGGTGCTGGTTGGGGAAGCGGATTTGAATTCGCTCTGCCGGAGTATGACTTCCTCGGAAACGCCGTCACGACCAGAGTGGACGAGATCAAGAAAATGCTGGAAAACACCCTTGCAGATATTACGGTCATGGTTTCTGGTTTTTCTCTGGCTGTTGGTGCCATTCTGGTTCTGACCGGAGCAAACATTCCTCTCGGCCTTGGCCTGATGGCGGCTGGTGCTGTCGGTTTGGCGGCTACCATCGGTCTGAATTGGAACGGCATGAGCGAACAGCTTACAAATACTCTTGCGCTGATTACCGGTGTCGTTGGCGGTTTTATGCTGGCCTTGGGCGCAATCATGGCGTTCTCCGGGGCGAATGTGCCGTTGGGTATCGCATTGATGGCCTTGGGTGCTGTGAGTCTTGCAACCGCCGCCGTTGTCAACTGGCACAACAGCGACCAGAATATCACGGACGCTCTGACCACCATTACCGGTATTCTCGCTGGTGCTTCTCTGGCGGTAGGCGCAATGCTGGCTCTGACCGGCGTAAATACCCCTCTCGGTATCGCTCTCATGGCGATTGGAGCAGTATCTATCGCCTCCGCTATGGCTCTCAACTGGAACGCCATGGAGGAAGCAATAAGCTCTCCGCTCTCCCGTATTTCCGTTATCGTTGGTACGGCAATGCTGGCCTTGGGTGCTATCCTCGCTTTCAGCGGCGGCAGTATTCCCCTCGGCATTACCTTGATGGCTTTGGGTGCGGTGTCTATCGCTTCTGCGGTAGCTCTCAACTGGAATGGTCTGTCTGATGAAGTGTCGAACACGATTGCTCTCATTACGGGTATTGTATCCGTTGCTCTCTTGGCGGTAGGTGCGGTGTTGGCGTTCTCTGGCGCAAACATTCCTTTGGGTATTGCTCTGCTGGCTGGTGGCGCACTCATGATGGGTACTGCCATTCTTCCCAACTGGTCTATGCTTTCTGATGAAGTGCAAAACACCCTGAGCATTATTACGGCGGTGGTCAGTGTGGCTCTGCTGGCTGTGGGTGCAATTCTCGCTTTGTCCGGTGCCGGTCTTCCTCTCGGTATTGGTCTGATGGCTGTTGGAGCTGTTGGTCTTGCCGCAACCGCCGCACTCAACTGGACTACCGTTTTGACCAAGGTGAAGGAAACCCTGAAAAACATCGGCATTGCCGCCGGTGCCGCTCTGCTGGCTCTCGGTCTGATCTTGATTGTCAGCGGTGTAGGTCTTCCCCTCGGTATCGGTCTTCTGCTGGCTGGTGCCGCAACACTGGCTTCCTCGGTTGCCCTGAATTGGGATTTCTTCTCCGAGAAAATTCAGTATATGTTGGACGGAATTACCACAGCGTTCAAGAGCTTCGTCAATACTGGCCTTGGTGTATTCGAGGGCTTTGTCAACGGCGTTATCCGCATTATTAACCGAGTGATTTCTTGGGTGAATAGTGCAGTCGGTTGGCTCGGCATTGAAATTCCGTTCATTGCGGAAGTCACTATTCCTAAACTGGCAGACGGTGGTTTCGTTGACGAAGGTCAGCTCTTTATCGCCCGTGAAGCGGGTGCTGAGATGGTTGGTGCCATTGGTCGCAAGACTGCGGTTGCCAACAATGACCAGATCGTTGAGGGTATTACCGCCGGTGTGACTGTCGCCAATGACGGTGTGATCGCCGCCATTTATGCCCTGCTGAACGCAGTCGAGGACAAGGATATGTCCATTTCCATCGGTGACGATGTGATTGGTCGTTCCTATGACCGATACAACCGGAGCAGAGGTGTCCGTGTGAACAACGGTGCCTTTTCCAACGCTTATTAAGGGGGTGAGGATATGGCAAGTTTTATCAAGATCAACGGCAATCCCTATCCTTGCCCCCGCCGGGGCTTGAACCTGATGGTTGCCACCATTGTGGACGCTGCCCGAAATGCAAACGCAGTCACGGTAGGTCAGGTCGTAGGCCGTGAGCAACAGAAGATCAATAATCTCGAATGGGCGTACCTGACTGCGGAACAGTGGTCGGCAATCCTCAAAGAGTTCAAGAATTTCTATGTCATGGTCAGTTACCCGGACATGGTGAACAACACATGGACGGAGAGAAAGATGTACCCCGGCGACAGGACTGCCGAGCCTTTCCACCTTGACCCCGTTACTCAACTCCCAATCGACTACATCAACTGCAAGGTCAATCTGATTGATTGTGGAGAACCGTTCTAAGGAGGTGGCCCATGAAAGCTGTAAGTAATGCTTACAAGTCCAGCATGAAGTCCATCCTCCGCAATCGCTCCTTCGTAGAGGTATCTTTCGGCAATGTGGACGCTGCGGCGGCTACTGACGGTAGCTGGGGCAGCAATGGGGCGCAGAGCTATTCGGAGTTCGACACCATTGACTATAACTTCGACTACCAGGAGTCCTATGCCGCCCTGGAACTGAACCGGTGGGCCTTGGACGGTAACACGGTCATCGTTCCGGCATCCGGCACTAAGTATGACGGGTTCATTTCGAGCCACATGAGTAATGCGAACGGGGAGTTCACCGTGAGTGCGGTCATGACGAAGACCTTCTCCAATCCCCATGAGTTCCCCGGGCTGACCCTCACCTTTGACACCCGGTATCAGGAATGGCCGGAAACCGTGACTGTGGAATTTTGGCTTGACGGCTCCGTGAAGGAAACCGTCACGCAACCGGTGACCGGAACCAAAGTGGTCATCGGGGCAAAGGCGGAGTCCTCGGATAAAATCACGATCACATTCGGGAAGTGTTTACCCTACCGCCGTCCCCGGCTGGAACAGGTTCTCTACGGTGTGGAGATGATCTTCGGGAACAAGGACATTGTTTCCATCAAGCAGAGCCACGATGTAGACCCCCTGAGCCGCAGGCTCCCGAAGGAGGTCATGGAGTTCACCATCATTGACCATGAACACAATTATGACCCGGATAACCCGGTTGGCATCTACTCCTATGTGGACAAAAACGCCCCCATTTCCCTCCGATATGGCTATGAGCTGCCGGACGGGGAAGTGGAGTGGATTAAGCCGGATAAGTACCTCCTGACCGGCAAACCCCAGACCAAGAATAACCAGGCCACCTTCTCCTGTACCGGCCTGATCGGCAGTCTGAGCGGTTCCTTCTACAAGAGCAAGCTGGGGAACAAGAACCTTTACGACATGGCCGAAGAGGTTCTGATGGACGCAAACCTGACCCTGACAGAACATGGTACCCACCCCTGGGTCATCGACCCCACTTTGAAGCAGATGTTCACCACGGCGGCTCTGCCCATTGACACCCACATGAATTGTCTGCAACTGATCGCCCATGCGGCCCGGTGCCGCCTCTTCACGGACGATGACAACATCATCCACATCAAGCCCTTCGGAGTGACGGTGACCGGCATTTACAGCGGTGAGTGGTCGGACAACGGCCATCTCTGGTACAGCGAGTGGGACACGGTGGACAGGGGCAATCAGGTCGGCAACACCTATTGCACTTTGGAGCTGAACCGGTGGACGCTGGACGGACAGGCTCAGGTCATAGTGCCTGACGAAGACCCTTCCGGCAGAGGGTATATCAGCGAGGCCATGACCGGCGCAGAAGGTAGCTTCACCACCGCCCCGGTCTTCACCAAGGAGTTTGATGTATCTCACGATCTCCCGGTGGTGGCAATCCGTTTTGACACGCCTCTGAATGAGTACCCGTCCTCTGTCCAGGTCAAGTATTACCGCAATTCTACGCTTCTCGACACCCAGACGGTGAGTGAGATTGACTCCGCTGAGGTCTTTGTCAGTAGCAACCTTGCTTTTGACTGTACGAAGATTGAGGTGACCATGTATGGCAATCTCCCGTACCGCAGAATGAGAGTGAGCAAGGTGTACTACCGGGAAACCGACTTCACCCTGGACTTCTCTTCCATTGCAGAAAAGAGCCAGTCGATCAGCAAAATCGACCAGCTCAAATCGGTAACTGTGGCCCGGTATGCGTACACCGCAGACAGCGAGGCCCAGAAATTGTATGAGGAAACGACCACCAAAACACAACTTCATGTTGAGTTTTCTGGTCTGGCACAAGATATTCAGATTTCGGTGAGCGGCGGAAGCGTGGTATCTCAGGCGATCTACGCCCGGGCAGCGGATTTGGTGTTATCCTCCGGCACCAAGACCGTGACCATCACCGGAAAATCCCTTTCCGAAAACTCGGTGGTCGTTTCCTACCCCGTAGCTTTGGAAGGGGAAGTGGACAAGGAGGAAAACCCCCTTATCACCAACGATACCATGTGCAATGCCCTGGCAGACCATGTGAAGAGCTATCTGACCATGCGGAACACCTACGATGCTGACTACCGGGGCAACCCGGAAATGGAAGTGGGTGACATTATCGGCTTGCAGACGGCCTACACCCCTGAGATGGACGCACTGATCTTGGTGGATGAAATCACATTCAACGGCTCTCTGAGCGGAAAGATGAAGGTGAAAGGATTGATATGAGCGTCATTGATACTTTGGTCTATGACCGCACACAGGCCGATGTGGAACGGGTTTTCACCTTGAAGAACAAAATTCTCACGGAAGGGCTGACCGCCCTCTCCGTTGAGGAAAAGGCCGAGTACATGGCCGGAATGAAGGGTGCCTACAACTACACCGACATGAACAGAGTGGGTCAGGCGGTAGAGTACATTGCCGACCGAATGACCACTCTCCCGGAAGAGCTGGCGGCATACCGAGCGGAGAAAGGAGTAGCAGATGACCCGATCTATCTGGTTCCCTACAATCCCTCGTCCGTTGTGGTGTCTGCGAAAACCGATTGGGCCACGGGGGACACGCCCACACAATCGCTTGTGGCTGCGTTCCTCAACAACCTCACGGTTCTTCGGAAACAGCTCACCCTTCCTTCGGATGCTCCGGCTGTTCCGGCCACCTTAGACAACCTGACCTTTCAGGTCGCCAATAACATCGAATATCTGCTATATGTCATCGACACGGCCCTGACCGAAGTGGAAACGGAGCTGTATTCCAAGATCGACCGCACCGTGGCCGCTTTCCAGTACGCCAATCTGTGCAATAGCGGAGATTAAAGGAGGATAACATGAAAGATACTGTCATCAAGGGAACGGGGACTTCCCGGAAGCTAAAGGCTCCGGCCACAATGCCGGAAACCTTTGACGAGTGGCGCAGTCAGCTTTTGGCTGGTACCGCCACCGTGGACATTTCGCTGAACCCCGCTGGGTGTGATGTAGTCGGCACCGCACTGACCAAGGAAACGCTGCTGAAAGACGCTACGAAGACCGCCCTGGAACTGAGCCAGTCCGACCCCACGGTGGATGACGCTCTGTACGCCCTCAGCCAGAAGGGTTCTCCTGCCGAGGTTCATGTGATTGCCGACAATGGCACCCAGGTCACCATGACCAAGGGCGGTAAGACCCTGACCGCTATGGTGTCTGGGGGCGAAGCGGTTCTCTATCCTACGGAGCTGGGAGAGTGGACAATCAAGTACACCTTCGATAGCTCCCAGAAGACCAAACAGTGGAAGTTGGAAGTCATCGGCATCGTCTATGTCTACCCCTTTACGATTGGGGACAACCTGAACGACACGGATTGGGCAGACATTGACATTTGTGGCCGTCTGGGCATGGCCCAGCAGTTCTTCAAGGTGGGCGACTCGAAGACCGTCAATATCGGCGGCACCAATTATGAGGTGCAGATCATTGGCTTCAACCATGACGATAAGGTGTCTGGCGGTAAAGCCGCTTATTCCTTCCAGCTTGTGGACTGCCTGAACCAAACCCAGCAGATGAACACCAGCAACACCAATACTGGCGGCTGGAACGGCTCTGCCATGAGAGGCAGAATGTCCACCTACAAGAGCCAGCTCCCGGCAGCTCTTCGCAATGTCATCAAGACCGTCAAGAAGAAGTCCGGCACCGGTGGAGGCTCTTCCTCTGGAACCCAGCAGACCAATGATGACCTCTTCCTCCTGTCCGAGATTGAGATTTTTGGCACTACCACTTACTCGGTCGCCGGTGAGGGTACGCAGTACGAATGGTACAAGGCCGGTAACAGCCGGATTAAGAAGGTCAATGGTTCTGCGCGCAGCTGGTGGGAGCGGTCGCCTTATTCCGGCAACACCTACATTTTCTGCTTTGTGAGCAGTTCGGGCAACGCCTCCAATGCCGACGCCAGCAACGGTAATGGCGTGTCCTTCGGCTTCTGCGTTTAATCCAATATCTGTATAATCCCGCCCCGGAAGGGGCGGCGTAGGAGGGTAAATCATGTCAGTCATCAAGGCCATGCGTGGCGAGAGTACCATGCAGTTTGTAGATACCGCAAGGAAGTTGGAAGCGCACACCTTCTCGGTGGTCACCAAGGCTCCCAAGCGGTACGGCCCCTATCTCCTTTACAAGCTCATGGCTCTCGCCACCACGGTTCATGACGAGGTTCGGGCAGCGAACAATATCTATCCGAAGAACCAGCATGAGGCTCAGATGCGCCGGGACTGCTTGACGAGAGCCAACATTGCCCTCCAAAATCTCAGTCCGAAGCTGACCTTGCTCTACGATGCTATTCTTCAAAACCCTGAGAAATGCCCCTGGATTGACCATGCCATGCAGGAGTTTGGGGAATACATCGTAGAGGAAGCGAAGCTGATCGCCAAAGTGAAGAAAGCTGACAACGAGAGGTTCAAGAGCCTCCCGGCGTGAGTTTTCAGATATGGGTCAAGTCCTGTAATCCTTGCTTGTTCTGCGAACAACTGGTGGGAGCGGTCGCCTAATTCCGGCAACACCAACAATTTCTGCAATGTGAACAGTTCGGGCAACGCCAACAATAACAACGCCAACAACAGTAATGGCGTGTCCTTCGGACTCTGCAACTTCGTATAGGTCAGTCGTAGTAGCCCCTTTGGGTGAAATCAGAACCTTTTGCAGAGGGAGGACTTGTACCCTGCCGAAAGGCTAAAACATCCGGGCATATCGCCTGAAATATGCCCATTCCGGCAACGGGAGTTTCCGATGTGGTCAGCCGGACGCTGCTTGCATGGTGAGCGATTGTACGGTAGCTCATTTCATGGCTGGTACCACTATGCAGTTATAACCCGTACCCTACAACAAGACTGTACGGAGGGAACCCTTTTTATGACAAGCGAGGAACGGAGAGAAATCCGTTATCAACGCAGGAAAGCGAAAAGGGACGAGGCCCGACTCAAACGAAGCATGGCCTGTGGTGATTTCGATGAAGTCTTTTCGTTCCGGCATCTATATCTCTCAGCGAAAAAGTGTTGTAAAGGAGTGTATTGGAAAAGTTCGACTCAGCGGTATATCGGTGATCTGATACCGAATGTGGCCCTCACCCTATTGTCCCTGAAAAACGGCACTTTCATTCACCGAGGGTTCCATGAGTTTTACATCATGGAACGAGGGAAGAAACGGCACATCCGGTCTGTCCACATCTCGGAGCGGACGGTTCAGAAGTGCCTATGTGACTACTGCATTGTTCCGATCTACTCCGCCTCTTTCATCTACGACAATTCCGCCAGCCTGAAACACCGGGGAATGGACTTCGCTCTACGGCGCATGGTCTATCACCTGGAACGACACTTCCGTAAACATGGCCTGAGCGGCGGCATCCTGATATACGACTTCAAGAGCTTCTTCGATGACGCTCCCCATGCCCCGCTGCTGCGGGAAGCGGAACGGCGGCTCCACGATGACCGTGTTCGGGAATTGCACAACAGCTTTATCGCAGACTTCGGCCCCGTGGGCCTCGGCCTGGGCAGTCAGATCAGCCAGACAAACGCTCTGTTGTTGCCGAGTCCGGTTGACCACTATTTCAAAGAAGTCCTGGGGATTGAAGGGTATGCCCGGTACATGGATGACGGCTATGCCATTCACGAAGACCTGGACTACCTGAAAGGTGAATGTATGCTCGGGCTGGAAGAGGTCACACAGCATCTGGGACTGCGGCTCAACTGGAAGAAGACCCGGGTAATTCCTCTGGCCGATTTCTACCGGTGGTTGAAGACCAAGTTCATCATCACCCCGCAAGGTAAGGTGATTTTGAAGATGAACCCTCATTCCACCAAGCTCATTCGGCGCAAGCTCCGCTCCTTCCACGGGAAGGTCGAACGAGGTGAAATGGCTCTGTCGGACATTCGCAATTCTATTGACAGCTACCACGGACACATGAAACGAGGTAACAGCTTCAAGGTGAGAGAGCGCACCAATCAGTATTTCAAATCCATGTTTGGCTTCTATCCGAATAAGAAAGGTTGGGAAAGCAATGTATCGAATGTTCAAAGGCGAAGATATTCTGGCTACGGTCACGAACCCGGTCTGGGTCAGAAAGCAGGATAACGGCTGCTATGGCCTCTGCAACGAGCAGGAGGCACAGGGTGTGGTCGTGGAGGGTACCGTGTACCATCTGGCCGGTAGGGATGCTCTGGACGGCGTGGAGAGCATTGAGATGACCGAGATCAGCGAGGTCACCTACCAGAAGGAGCAGGAGGCCATTCTTCAAAGAAAGGCCGACCAGGAGGAAGTGGACGCTATTGCGGCGGCGATTGAAAGGGGGCTTGCGCTGTGATGAACAAGAAGATGTTGGATGCTCTGGCAAGTGCAATCTATGTGTCGAAGCTGAGTCTGGCCGGTGAGGCCGTCAAGGAAGATGACCAGAAGATCAGGGCGGCGGGACTGTACCCTGATTGGGAGGCCGGAAACCATTCCCGGGGCGAAATCTACAATACCCACTCTGGGGGCAGTCTGGGCGGCGAGTGGGAACAGACCTGGGAGTGCTATCAGGCTTACGACAACGCCACTTACCCCGGGCTGGTTCCCGGTGACCCTTCCTGGTACACCTTCAACCGGCCCCTTCACGGCAAGACCAAGGAAACGGCCCGTCCCTTTGTTCCTGTCCAGGGAGCGCACGATATGTACCACACCGGCGAGTACATGATCTTCACGGACGGAAAGGTGTACCGGTGCAAGCAGGACACCAACTTCTCTCCCACGGATTACGCTCAGGCATGGGAGGTACAGGAATGACAGAGGCGATTGTCGTGGCTATTATCACTGGCGGACTTGCCCTGGTCGGTACCATCTATTCCAGCAACAAAACCGCCCAGAACATGAACGCCAAACTGGATAAGCAGCAAGCGGTCACCGAAACCAAACTGGAAGACCTCACCCGGGAAGTCAGAGAACACAACAATTTCGCCAAGAGGGTTCCTGTGATGGAAGAGCAAATCAAGGTCATCAACCACCGCATTGACGATTTGGAGGCATTTCACAAGCCCTCCACGGTGAAGAGCTGAATATTTTCAGTGGTCAATAGTGAGTTTAGTGAATGATTTTAAGGTTTTGCTATAAAGTCCTCTTAGAGAGCGTCCCTATAAGAGAGTTTATGGTAAAAATCGAAAATGAGTCACTAAACTCACCAAAATAGAAAGGAGAAATATCATGGAGATCATCAAGAAGAAGCTGGCAAATCTGCTGTCCGTCAAGAGTCTGGTGACCCTGGTTCTGACCGGCGTGTTCGCTTTCATGGCCTGTACCAACCAGATCAGCCAGGACTTCATGACCATCTATGCGGTCATCATTGCGTTCTACTTCGGCACCCAGAGCCAAAAGGCGCAGGACTTGATGGACAGCCCGGAGGGGAAGTAAGCTATGATGAAAGCAAGTGAGCTGGTCAAAAAGGCAATCGACATTGCCGAGAACCACCAGACCCTTTATATCATGGGCTGCTTCGGTGCGCCGATGACTGCCGCCAACAAGAAGAGGTACACCACCAATCATTCCTATAACAAAGCTGCGGCGAGGGTCAAGATGATTAACGCCGCTTCCGAAGACACCTTCGGGTTTGACTGCGTGAACCTTATCAAAGGCATCCTCTGGGGCTGGTCTGGGGACAAGAGCAAGAGCTACGGCGGGGCGAAGTATGCCGTCAACGGTGTACCTGACATTGGTGCTGACCGAATGATTACCACCTGTCCCGATGCGTCCGCTTCCGGCTGGGCCACCATGGAACCCGGGGAAGTGGTGTGGACTACCGGCCACATCGGCATCTACATCGGCAATGGCCTTGCGGTGGAGTGTACGCCAAAGTGGAAGAACTGTGTGCAGATCACGGCGGTGGGCAACATCGGCTCCCGGGCCGGGTACAATACCCGCACCTGGAAGAAGCATGGTCACATCCCCTATGTGGAGTATTCCGGCAAGGTGGAGGCTCCGGCTCCCGCCCCGGCCCCGGACAAGAAACCGGCCTCCCCTGGCCGGGAGGTCAAGGCTACCGGCGTAGCCACCAAGTTTGACAAGGCCCTGGCCGGAACCTACACGGTGACCGCCAGCAACGGTCTGAATGTCCGGGACGCTGCCGGTACCAACAAGAGTGTCTTGGTGTCTATCCCGAAAGGGACGAAGGTTCAGAACTACGGGTACTACACTCCCATGGGCGGCGTGAATTGGCTGTATGTCAAATTCACCTACCGGAATGTCACCTACACCGGGTTCTGTTCTGCGGCCTATCTGAAAAAGTGAGGGTGGTATCAATGAGCGGCAAGCGGGTTGCCACAAAGCCGAAGAAGAAGAAGTTGAAGAAGCGTACTCTTTTTACGGTCTTCTCCATGTTCAATCTGTTCTGGTACACAATCGCAGTCCTGGTCGCCAATTTCCATGACCACATGATTTCCTCGGAACTGACGGTGGCATGGTTCTCTGCCTGGACGGTCGAGCTTGCCTTGCTCTTTGGTATCAAAATCAAGGACAAATCTTCTGATGAAAGTGCAGGATAA